CTGTTGCACTTGGCGTAGCTTCAGGAGCTGCTCAAGCGCTACCTGGTCTACAAGAAGTTTTGGGAACACAGTTACTAACTTCTCAAGCCAGATTTAGTGGGTTAGCAAACCCAATAGCGGCTTCTCAAGCAGCCATGCGTGGTGGTCAAGCAACAAGTCCTACAGATGCGCTTCAAGCAATCTCTATGGGTACTGCTGGTGGACTTATGCCTGCTATGCCAGGATATGGCGGAGTTCTTAATGGAGTATCTCAACTATCTAATATAACAGGTAGTCAATCAACTGCTATGCAAGCTGCGGTTGGATTAAATAGCGCTAAAAGCGTAAATACTCTTCGTATGTTTGGTATTAATGTTCGTAATGCTAGCGGTGGAATGAATGACCCAGCGGCAATATTTAAACAAATTTATAATTTTGCATCTCAAGGTGGAAAACTTAGCAAGCAAGATGTAGCAATAGGCATTCAATCAGGAAATGGTTTATCTAACTTTTTAGATACGGCTGCTGGCGGAGACCAAAATCTAAGAGCAGCACTCCAAACTGCCGCAATTCAATTTTCTGGTGGGGGTGACCTAACTAGAGCAAGTACAAATGCAAGTGGACTTACTACAGCTGCTCAAGGAGCCACTAGTGATTTAAACGCAGCTAAACTTGGTACAGAAGCAGCTGCCGCACCTGCTATGTCTAAAGGATATATAGAAGGTGCAACTCTTCTTTCTAAATGGAATTCCGAGCTTACTAATACTCTTGCTACATCTAAATTAGCTAATGATGCGGTTAAACAACTAGCTAAAGCAGAAACTATCGCTGCTGATAATATTGGAAAAGCTGGGTTAAGCGTTTTGGCTGTTCTTGGTGCTAGTGGCATTCTTGGTGGTGGTCTTAAAATTGGTGGAAGTTTACTTAAAAAATTTGGTGCTCGTTTAGGACTTGCTGGATTAGCTGCTGGTGATGCAGCTGTAGCTGGGGAAATAGCAGACCCAGCTGGAGGCGGGTTAGTAACTGGTGCCGCAGCTTTTATTGCTGGAATATTTGCACCTAGTATTGCTAAAAAAATTATTAGTGGATTTAACCACGGAAGTAGTGGTAATGGACAAAACGCCTCTGTTTCCAGTTCTTTTGGAACATCTTTAAGAGCGGTAGGTTCTGGTGGAGCGGCTGTAGCTATTGCTTCTACCCAATTAGGAACTCCTTATTCTTGGGGCGGGGGAAGTAATAGCGGACCAACTACTGGAATGGGTAGTGGAACAGGGACAGTAGGGTTTGACTGCTCTTCTTTTGTTAGGTTTGTTATGGCTAAAATGGGAGTAGTTCTTCCAAGAACTTCACAAGCTCAACAACAGTGCGGTATTCAAATAGACCCTAAAGATGCGCAACCAGGAGACCTTTTGTTTTTTGGTCGCCCTGCTGACCACGTAGGTATCTATGTAGGTAATGGATTGATGATTGAAGCTCCTCATACTGGAGATGTAGTGAAAAGAACTGGCGTAGACCTTAAATCTGTTACAAGTTGTTCCCGTGTTCTTGATGGAAAAACTGGCACAGCAAGTTTAGGAAATCTTTTACACATTGCTGGTGGGTACAAAGGTGATGGTGGGTCTGTGGGTGGACTTCCTGGAATGCAAATGTCAATGAACGAATTGCGCGGTAGTACACCACAAGATGCTATGTCTGGTGGAACTTCTTCTAGTTCTGGTTTAGGTTTAGGCGAATCTTCATCTATGTACTCTTCAGCATCTTCTACTGCTATGAATTTGGGCTCAAAATACGCTTTTATTAATCATAAGACTGGTACCCTTGATACGTCTAATAGCGCAGGTGGTACCGTAGTTAATTACGGTGGCGTTACGGTTGAAGTTAAGGTACCCAACGGAGCACAAATTAACGCACAAGAACTCTCTAAAGCAATTAAAAACGAACTTAAATCCTTACCTATATCTGTAAAGGTGGCTACCAAATAATGCCAGCATTAACTAACCCTGCTTCTAGAAGAGGAGCCAGTAAAAAAAATGGTAACGACCCTTTAAAAAGTCTTTTTCAAGGAGCACTACATTTAGTTTCTAGCGGAATATCTAACGCTTTTGCTGGAGCTTTTCCTCACGGTGGTTCTAGCGCTGTTAATGGGTTGGCATTGGCAGGTTTATCTGGAAATCCAGTTGCACAAACTTCAATGTCTAAAATGTTAAATAGTGTTGAACTTAAAAAAGGTGAAAATATTTTTTATGACCCAAATATTAGTGTTCGACCTAATAAAACATCCGCAGCAATATCAGTGCCAATTCCAACGCCAATTCAACCTGACCCAGATAGTACCTATAGATGGAATTTACCCCCACATGCGTGGAGTCTTCCTGTAGACCCAAGTCAAATTTCAAATACTGTTATTTCTCCAAGTTCTGATATACACACAAAACGTAGAGGTTTAATTTTTGTAGGACNAAAGTACGACGGTAATACTGTAACCATAGACCCAAAAACTAAAAAACCAGTATCAAGTAATATTGCTAGATTTACAGACAATTACGGATTTCAATTTATGTGGAATCCAGAGACATTTACTCAAAATACTTCTGTTAACTGGGGTATTACACCAAGTCAAAATGACAAAACTGCTTGGTTAACTGGCTTAGTAACAGCTAATTCCACTTTAGACTTTACACTTAGGTTAGATAGAACCAATGACTTTGCATGTTTTGCTAGCAAAGGCATAGAGTTAAAAGACCTTATCTCTCAAGAGCTAGCCATAAATTCAGGAACAAATCAAATCAATTCTTTAACTGCTTCTTATGGTATTGCACCAGTTCCTCCAGTTTCTGGAACTTTAATATCTGAAAAATTTGGTCTTGCTACGTATTACCGTCAAGGAAGAGCTCCAGCAAGCGAACAAGACTTTGCTTTAAACTTAGACGCTAAAATTAACGACCTTATTAAACGAGGTACTGAAGCTGATTTAGAGTTTTTGTATAAAAGCATAAATGGAGATGGATACAATTTTTTAGGAGTTAACACTTCTAACATTAGCTATTTAATGCCTACAATTGTTCGTATAGATATTGGTCCTCAAAGGTTAGTTGGAATGATTCAAAGCGTTAATGTAAACCATTTAGCTTTTACTAGAGAAATGGTCCCTATTCGTACAGATGTTACTTTATCTATAGACCTACGTGCATCCACGTCGTATGCCACAAGCAACTTTGGAGCAAACGCCGCTGAAATTGCTGCAGCTCCTAATGGGTTAAAATAAATGATTTATCAAACATCCAGATATTACACACAACTTATTGATTATTTGTCTTTTTATCCTGATGGGGATAATTACCCAATAGTGTTTTATGAATTTGATGCACCAGGAACTATTACTTGGATTGAACATCAATATTTAGAAGGCGAACGGCTAGACCAGTTAGCTCAAAAATATTACAATAGACCAGATTTATGGTGGGTTATTCCAGAGTACAATCCAAATATTTCTGATTTTAATAACATTACACCTGGAACAATTTTAAAGGTTCCTCGTGTTTAATTATTTAGATATTGAGTTTCCTACTTTAGATGTCCCATTATTTAAAGCTTATGAGTTTAACCATAGGCATGCTAGATATGAACATGAAGTAGCCACAATTTATTTTGCTGATTGGGGAGTTCCCTACGAATCCATATCTGCTGGTACTCCTGTTAATGTAACATTGACGGGTATAGGAAGCAAAAGAACTATAAATGGGTACGTTCACCATATTAAACCAGATTTAGCTCCAGATAAAAATTATGTAGAATTAACGGTAATNGGAGCGTCATATCTTTTAAAACANCAATCTCAAANAGTATGGGCTAACGTTTCTGCAGACCAAGTTCTTACAGACATTGCTATTAGTAATAATTTTTCGTATAACGCTGTGCCCCACCTTCGTGTATACGACCAAATATCTCAATCTGGCATGTCTGATTGGGAATTGTTAGTAAAATTAGCAAAACAATCTGGATATTCATTTAAAGCCGATAATACGGCTCTTATTTTTCAACCTCTTACTCAAGACTTTACTGACTTACGTCAACAAGCTGCGTATTACACCATGAATGGTTTAGATACAAAAAGCACTGGTATTTATTCTTTTAGCCCTTTAATTGGCGAATTAATACCGTACCCAGATGCAAAAAAAGGTACTGTGGCTGTTGGTGGAGTAAACCGAGAAAGTTCAGTAGACCACGTAAATACTAACCAAAATTCAATAACTACAACTAGAAAAATTTCTACGGTTCCAGTGTTTGATACTTACCATACAGGTACGGTAGCTCCCACATTTGAAATTGCTAAATACGAATCTGATGCTGCGGATGAAGTAAACAGATACGCTTATAGAGGAGATGTAGTTATTCCTGGAAACCCTACGCTACTTCCAGATTCACCAATATATTTAGACGGTATAGGTTCTTCTTATTCTGGTTTTTGGACAGTATTGTCTACAGAAAACTATGTAAAACAAGAAGTTTATACAACTACTATAGAGGTAGGAACAGATTCTTTAGGATTGTCTTCTACTTGGACAGATAATAAAAATGTTAACTACCCAGAACAATCTGTAAAAAGAGTGATAACCCCAGGACTTAGACAAAAAAATGTTGTTCCTAAAACAGTATTAAAGAAAACTGGTACGTCTGTTAAAAAGAACGCAACTTCACACGTATCTTCTGTAAAAAATGTTCCTAAATTAAAAGTTAAAGCTGCCCCTTCCCATAAATGGGTAGGAGTTACTGGTAACTTAAAAAAACCTCAAGCTGCGGATAAAAAAATGCCTCCAATAGTTTTACATAAGTTGTTAGGATAACCATGGATAATACATTTTTTGGAATATATCGTGGAGTTTGTGTTGACAATGAAGACCCTGATAATACAAATAGAATCAGACTTAAGGTGCCGCAAGTTCTTCATACCAATATTACTAACTGGGCTTACCCATGCCTTCCAGTAGCAGATAACGCTAACCATTTAGACCACCTTCCACACTTAGCCGCTGATGTCGCAGCTCTTTTAAATACTCATACAGCCCACACTATTAGCGGGACTACGGCTTCTGGAGGGTCTGTACCCCATACTCACACATTTACTACAACTGCTTCTCACGCAGCACACTCAGGTAATAGTGGGAGCCTTACTCATGCCCATGTAACTAGCACAGATTTATTAGACAAAGATGGTTCAGAGGATGGTGGCACAGCTGCCGAGCATACGTACCATAGAAAAGTTCCCAACATTAATCAAGGTGTTTGGGTAATGTTTGAAGGCGGAGACGTCAACTTTCCAATATGGATGGGAGTGTACTAATGGAGCGCACAATAATTCTTCCTTTTTCTGTAGACGACTCAGGTGCAATTTTGTCGTCTAATGACCCTAAAAAAATATGGCAAAGCAGGGTTATAGCTGCGGTAATGACGCAATTTGGAGAACGAGTTCAACGCCCTACTTATGGGGGCACTATAAAATCTTCTTTGTTTGACACTGCTGACGGCGCAACCACAGCCATAAAAAGAAGTGTTGAAAATACCTTTGGCTCTTATCTAAAATCTTTAAAATTGCAAGATATACAAACCTCTATGGACTCACAANTGGGTACCCTAAGCGTTACAATTTACTATCAACTTCCTAGCGGGGAATTTGACCAAGTTTCAGTAAAGTCGGGCGCTTTGACCCGTTCAGGCGACTTAATCCAGGAGTACTAATGGCATCAAATTATGTTCCACAAGTAGACTATACGTCTCGTGATTACGCCGCTATACGCGATGATTTAATTGCTCTTATTCCATCTTTATTGCCTGAATGGACAACAACTGACGCCTCAGATTTTGGCATAACTTTAATAGAGCTGTTTGCTTATATGGGAGATATGCTCAACTATTACATTGACCGCTCAGCAAATGAAGGCTTTATAAATACTGCCACTCAACGAAGCTCGGTTCTTTCTATTGCAAAGATGCTTAATTACAGCCCAAGCACGGGTACACCAGCTACGGCTACTCTTACATTTCAAAACTCTACGGCTTCTATAATTACTGTGCCAGCAGGTACCAAAGTTGCTACTACAACTAGTGTAAATGGTTTAAGTACTCAAATTATATTTGAAACAAATTCCGAAATAGAGGTACCAGCCGCAGTTGGAGCAGTTAAAGGCTATGCGTATGTTACTGCTACTCAAGGTGTCACAGTGGTTGAAGAGTACGTTGGAGATTCCGATGGCACCGCATATCAAATATTCTCTTTGGCTCAAAACCCTCTTATTGCTAAAACCACTTCTGTTGTAGCTAATGGTGTTTCTTATAATGAAGTTAACTACTTATTAGATGCTGGGTATAACGACCCTGTTTANACAGTATCTACAGATGCTAACTCAATATCGTATATAAATTTTGGTGACAACATCAGCGGTCGTATTCCTCCTTCTGGTTCANTATACGTAACTTATAGAGTTGGTGGTGGAGTTAGCGGAAATGTAGGCCCTAATAACCTTACCTATCTTCTTACAAACGTAGTAGCTGGTCTAACAGTAAATAATGAATCTGCTGCTTCTGGNGGTGCTGANGCTGAATCAACTGACAGTNTTAGATTTAATGCGCCTTTTGCGTTAACTGCTTTAAATAGAGCCGTATCTTTATCTGATTATGCTGCCTTGGCAATACAAGTTCCTTCAATAGCTAAAGCTGTTGCAGATGGAAGTGTTTACAACAGCATACTTTTGTATATGGCACCTTATGGTGATGGAAGTATTGGAACTCCTGGATTAGATGCAACTGGCGCTACTAATACAATTTTTTCTAACGCATCGACAGATTTGCTTACGTTCTTAACTGATAAAGCTCCTGCAACTACTACTGTAACTATTTTGCCTCCAGTATACGTTCCTATTAATATTTCACTAACATTACACATAGCAGCACAATACAAACAAAGCACTGTATCCAACGC